CGGCTGTTGCTGCATGGGCGGCTGTTGCTGCATGGGCGGCTGTTGCTGCATGGGCGGCTGTTGCTGCATGGGCGGCTGTTGCTGCATGGGCGGCTGTTGCTGGTTAGTGCCAGGCATGTTTACACCACCGCCGCCAACGGGCGTTTGTGAGGCACCTGGTGGAAGTTGATATTGTTGACCACCGAACAAAGTTTCAGCATCGGGGCCGTTCTGAATTTCAGTACCATAACCAACAAAATCAATCGCAACAGGATTGATATACAAACCAGGTGTGTGTGTGCGATCTGTTGGGACGTTCACTTTCACGTTGGTTGCAACAGCGATGTAATCACCACATTTGATTTCATGCGCTTCAAGTTGACGATAGGCACCGTTTTCAAACTTATACATAGGCGGCGCATAACCGTTCTTGAACGTAAGAACGTAACAACCTGCATAGCCTTCACGGTTCGCAAATGGTTGACCGTTGCTGTCAACACCGTCACCATCGTTGTATTTCCATGAAAATTTAGGCGGCGCACCGTTGGGATAACCCGCAGCTTGTTCAGCCGCCATTGCGGGCCAAATATCACGTTGAAATTCATCCTTGGGAAATGCAACACCAAATGCCCATTCTTCTTTTGGCTGCCCATTTTGATCAAGCTTGGGTTGCTTGGTTTGAACATCTTTGACGATCTGCGATTTGCCAGGATTACCCCAAACAATACGCCCAACGCCGGTTTTGATTTCAAGTGCCATTCTGATTTTTTCCTTTTCTTCAGATGATTAAGTATTGAAGATGCGTTGCGCTTTTTTGTTCGCGTCAATGCGTTTCAATTTCATGCCTGTTTGTGGTCTGTAAGTCAACGCTTTAACCGCTGTTTCATTAGCGTGTTTTTTAATTGCTTGATTAGGTGTGATCATCTTTCCTGAAACAACGTCAACACCGGTTAAAGCTTCAATCATTTCGGGCGTTATACCTTTTGCCCATGTTGTATTTCCTAAACCACGTTCAATTGCGTAGTTTTCAACAACTTCACCTTTCATACTTCTGTTTATCGCTAATTCTTCAAGTGCTTCAAGCCTTGAAATCAAAGCCGATTTTGCGCGATAGAGCGTGTCTAATTCAAAAGATAACAAAGCGTTATCAATTTCATCATCGTGCGCAACTGTTGAAGCCTCAATTGAATTCATACTTGCCATTCTTGCGGCGGGGCAATTGAAAAGTGATGGGCATTTTGCGCAATGTGAACCGGTGTTCAAATCTTCAGACAAGTTTGAAAGCGTATCATAAACCTTTTGCCAAAGTTTTACAAATTCACCATAATCAATTTGCCACGATCTTACAGAACCTAACGGATGACCTGGACGGGGTTGAATTACCGTAAATTTAATTTGCGCAATGGTGTGTTGCGGGTTCTGAATGAAATAACCAATCGCATGTGCAATCAACGTCCAATTCATATCAGGTTCAACAATCCGCCAACCATATTTGAAATCGTCAATGTGAAGAATTCCGTTTTTAACACCGATGTGATCCGCACGGCAATTGACTTGAAATAAATCATTACCAAAAGAACTTTCAAATTCTACTGAACCCGCATGTTCTTCAATGTAATTGTTATAATCACCAACATGTTCAGCAATGTCTTGTGTGATGAAAAAACCGTTTGGCGCTTTTTGATCAATGAAATCATTTTCAATACGATCTGAACAAAAAGTTCTTTGCGCAAGCCAATGTGCAGCGTTTCCTTCATCCCGTCCGTCAACAATCGGGGCGGCGTTCATGGGCGAATTTTCGCCGCCCATGAGCCTTGAACCGTTGCAATTCATCAGGCGGTTTAGACTTGTTGCATCGGTTGTGAACATTTGAGTTAACCCCATTTTCCATCACGTTGCAGCAATTGTACCGCATATGCGATCATGTTCGGTTGTGCTGCAATATCGGTGATCGCGGTCAATTGCACTTGGAACGCACCGGCCATTTCAGCGGTAATTTTCGCCAAGTAATCAGCGTTCACCATTGGTTGACCGGCTTCATCACGTTTCTGCATTTGTGCGGAAAGATGTTGCATGAACGTGTGAAAATCCATGCCTTCAGCGGCGGGCGCGGGTGCAGGGGTTGGCGGCGCTGTTTGCTGAACCGGCGCGGGCTGTTGCTGTTGATCAACGGGCGGCATTGGTGGTGCAGTTTGTGCGACAGGCGCAACGGGTGGTGGAATTTGCTGAACCGGCGCGGGTTGTTGCTGTTGATCAACGGGCGGCATTGGTGGTGATGTTACAGGTGTGACATTTGGCATCGGTGCAACGGGGGCAACAGGTGCAGGGGATTGCGCAACAGCGGATTTAAGTTCAGCTTCAACCGATGCGACAAATGCAGGATCAAGCTTTTTCTTTTTGCGCCAAGTGTCATCCTTGTTTTGCGCTTTTGACGGTGCATGAATGCGATCATCCCAAGGAACACCGTCACTATCAACAGCGGGGGCTTGTGTGTTCACCGGCGCGTTTTCATCATCTTCATCACGGACGGGCGCGGGCATTGCTGGTGTTTGACCAGAACCAAAATGACCGGCAACGAATTTTGCAAGTTCATCACCGGTTTCAAACGTTAAGGTAAGTGTTGGTTTCATGATTTTTGTTCCTTAATCTTGGGTTATCTGTCAGATTGACATAAACCACTGTTGACACCGATGCAACAGGAATTTAACAGTGTGGTCAAGTTATGAGGGATTAAAAATCATGGAACTTAGCGTAAGTTGTGACACTTTCGTTAGATTGGCAAAAATTGCTTCATCTAATGATGCGGGTTATCTTAAATCAATCTGGTTAGAAATTACCGATAAAGGTGATGTTCTAGCAATCGCAACAAATCGCAAAATTGCAGCGATTGAACACCTTGGAATGATCAAAGCCGATCCTGGTAAAATGAACGTTTGTGTTGATGAAGCATTTGTTCAGCAATGCCAAACTGAAACAGCGTTCAACGGAACTATCACTTTCGTAAATAATCCCGTCCTAAAATTCGTAAGTGCTAAAACAAGTCTTGGTTATGTTCACGCAACCAACGCGGGTGTTTACACCGATGGTAAAAATGAATTTGAAACTTGGCGTGATTGGTTTCCTGATGAAATGCCGAAAAAAACCAATGGTGGTATTTTCAGCAATCTTGATAATTTAGCATTGTTGGCATCAAGCGCACCAACCGCTTCAGTTGTTTTTCAAAAATGGATTGATGCGGAAAAACCGGTAATGGTGCGCGATGTTCATGATGACAAATGGGTTGGGCTTTTCATGCCGCGCCCTGATGCAAAAAATCGTTCACCTGAACCGTTCGCAATTCCAACATGGGTTGAAAAAACATGATCCCTGTAAGTTGCCGTGTTAAACACGATCCCGAAAATGGGACGTATGGGGATTGTTTGCGGGCTGTTGTCGCGTCCATACTTGAAATTGAACCACCTGAAAACGTTCCCCATTTCTTTCATGACAATCCTGGTGGTGATGAAGGTCATGAACGTTTGCGTGAATTTCTTAAAACGCAAGGTCTTGTTCCGTTCATGACTTATTTCAGCGGCGATGACAGTTTAGAAAACGTTCTTCAAACACAACAGTCAATTAACCCTGATGTTCATTTTGCGCTTTTCTGTCAAAGTGAAACGGCTGATCATGTGGTTGTTTGCTGCAATGGTAAAGTTGTTCATAACCCGTCATGGGTTCAAGGCAGTGTGACCGGCCCGAATTCAAACGGGTATTGGGGCGTTATGGTGTTTGCGAAATGTTGATTAAAAACGGTAAATTTTGGCTTGGTGATTGTCTTGAATTGATGAAAGACATTCCTGATGGTTCTGTTGATATGATTTTATGTGATTTACCCTATGGAACTACACGAAATAAATGGGACACTGTAATTCCGTTTGAGCCGTTGTGGGAACAATACTGGCGTGTTGCAAAACCAAATGCAGCAGTTGTTTTAACAGCACAAACACCTTTTGATAAACTACTTGGTTCATCGCAAATTCAATTTTTAAAATATGAATGGGTTTGGAATAAAATGCGTGGAACAGGTCATTTAAACGCAAAAAAACAACCAATGAAATCACATGAAAATTGTTTAGTTTTTTATCGCAAACAATGTTTTTACAACCCGCAAAAAACATTTGGTCATAGTAATTATGAAACAAGTGAAAATAGCGCGTCTGATAATTACAACAAGGTTGTAGGAACTAAAACCAAAAACACAGATGGTTCGCGTTATCCCGTCACAATTCAAGATTTCAAGATTAAGAAAAATCCCGAACACCCAACGCAAAAACCGGTTGGGTTGTTTGAATACCTGATCAAGACGTATACAAATGAAGGTGAAACCGTCCTGGATAATTGCGCCGGTTCAGGTACAACAGCCGTTGCTTGTGAGAACACAAACCGCAAATGGATTTGCATTGAACAATTGCCTGAATATTATTATCCGGCGGTAATGCGGGTGGCATCATTACCATGATCACGTTACGCCCTGATCAATTCAATCTGAAGATTGGTATTTATGGCGGTTGGGAAACCGGTAAATCAAACATGCTTGCCGTGTTGCCAACGGGCGGCGGTAAATCAATCGTTATGTCAGATATTATTCTTGATAAATATCAACTTGGTTATCGTCAAATTATCATGGCGCACCGGACGGAACTTGTTGGTCAAATGTCTGTTCACGTTGGGCGGCGTGGTATTAAACATCGGATTATTGCGCCTAAAAATGTCGTTCGCCAAGTCATTGAAGAACATAGAAGTGAATTCAACGGTTATTCTTTTGTTAATCCAACGGCAAATTGTTCAGTTGGCGGTGTTGATACGATCCTTTCACGCGCTGATGAATTGAAAGAATGGGCTGAACAGCAAGAACACTGGTACATTGATGAAGCGCACCACGTTTTGCGCGGTAACAAATGGGGAAAGTGCGTTGATCTTTTCCCCCGTGCGCTTGGATTAGGCGTAACCGCAACACCTGAACGCGCCGATGGTCAAGGGCTTGGAATTCATTCAGACGGTGTTTTTCACGAAATGGTTCAAGGTCCAACCATGCGTGAACTTATAGATCAAGGGGCGCTATGTGATTATGAAATTGTTATTCCTGAAAGTGATTTTGAAGTTCCTGAACAAGTTGCACCTGGTGGTGATTATTCACCTAAAAAAATGCGTGAAGCTTCAGAAAAATCACACATTGTTGGCGATGTTGTTAAGGAATACATCAAATACGCAATGGGGAAACGCGCAATCGTTTTCGCTACCGATGTTGAAACGTCAAACGAAATTGCCAAAAACTTCAATGCGCAAGGAATTGCCGCCGCGTCGGTATCTGCTAAGACACCGCCCGAAGTAAGGGCTGATTATATTCGTCGCTTTAGGGATGGTCGTTTAACTGTTCTGGTGAATGTTGATTTGTTCGGTGAAGGTTTTGATGTACCGGCTGTTGAAGTTGTAATAATGGCTAGACCAACCGCAAGCCTTGCTGTTTTTCTTCAGCAATTCGGGCGCGTGTTGCGCACCATGCTTGGTAAACAATACGGTTTGGTTATTGATCATGTTTCAAATTGGAAGCGTCACGGGTTCCCCGATAAGCCGCGATTGTGGACGCTAGACCGGCGTGACAAGCGCGGTAAAAAAGAACCTGATCCTGAAGATATTCCGCTAACGGTTTGCAAAGGTTGTTCCCGTCCATACGAACGATTTTATACAGCTTGCCCGCATTGTGGATTAGAACCACCGATTATAACAGCCGTTCGCAATCTTGAACAAATTGACGGTGATCTTGTTTTGCTTGATCGTGCAAAGCTTGAAGAATTGCGTAAAGCGGCTGAACTACCTTCACCGGCTGATGTTGCCCAACGTACAGCACATGTTGCGGGCGGTGGTGCTGGTACACTTGCGGCGCGTCAACAAATCGAAAGAATTCAAACGCAACAAAAACTTGAAGCAACAATAAATCAATGGGCCGGTATTCAACGCGCAAAAGGGCGTTCGGATCGTGAAAGTCACAAACGGTTTTTCATTGCAACCGGTGTTGATGTTTTAAGTGCGCTTGCTGAACCCCGTGCAAAGATGGACGGATTAACAAATACAATAGAAGGATGGATTAACAATGCCACCAGTTGAAGATAGGCGCGATATGGTCAATCATCCACCACATTACACAAATCATCCATCTGGTGTTGAATGCATTACTGTTACAGAGCATATGAATTTCAACAACGGCAATGCGATTAAATACATTTGGCGGGCTGATGAAAAAGGCAATGCTATTGAAGATTTAGAAAAGGCCCGTTGGTATATTGAACGTGAAATTCAACGTAGAAAGAAAATGAAAACCGATGTCTGAAATGAGTGAAACAGACCAGATTTGCACGGATTGTTGCGATGACCAGTGAAGCCGCTGTTCAATCCGCCACGCGGCGCGATCATGCCTATATTGGTCCCATGTGGCGCAACAATTCAGGCGCTTGCTATGATGAACGCGGGCGATTGATCCGGTACGGGTTGGGCAATGACAGCGCCCAAATCAACCAGGAAATCAAGTCTAGCGATCTGATAGGTATCACGCCGGTTCTGATCACACCGACCATGTACGGGCAAATTTTGGGGGTGTTCACCGCCTATGAATGCAAACCGTCCGGTTGGCGATACAATTCGGTTCCATCAAAATCAAATCGTGACATAGCGCAAAACAAGTTTCACAACATCGTTCGGGATGCGGGCGGTTTTGCGGGTTTCGTAAGTGATCCAAACGATATACATTCGATAATTAGACGGGGATAAAAACAATGAAACACGGTGACAAAATCAAGAAAGAAATTTTGCATCAGGGGTGCATGATTTGGGCTGAAGACGTTTCAAAGCTTTCAGCGCGGGCAATTGGTAAACGCATGAATGGTTATACACATTCAGCGGTTCTTTACCATTTTGGGACGTTTGAAAAGCTGAAGAATGCAATTGCCCAACATGCTGTTGAAACAGATTTTGAAGCTGTTGTTCGGCAATTGCAAGCTGTTGATCATCCGGCTTTAAGTCTTTTGAAAAGCGCAACACCGCGATAGTTTTGTTCTTTGTGAAGTTTCCACCATTGCGGAACATTTGTGATGATCCATATCCAAGATTTCAGATGTAAATCAGCTTTTAATTCGTTACAAGCGCGGCAAGCTTTCACTTTTATCTTACCGTTTTGACTTTTTGCAACTATATGATCACTTGTGCATTGCAAACCGTCACCGGTTCTATGGTTCATTACGCGATCACACCAATAACACTTGGTAATTCTTTTCTTACGTTTCACCATTTGTAACTAATTCCATAAATTCAGCAAAAGCTTCACCTTCAGTTGCAAAACCTTTGTGATGATTTTCATCAATGTAAACATCAAACCAAGGCGTGAAGTGAGTAACACGCCTTATTGAATATTGATCTATTTCAGCGATTTTAACCACAGTCTAACTATTATCTTTCAACCATTTTTTCAAAATGCGTTTGGCTTCACCGTTGTTTCCGGTTGGGCAAATTTCTTTTGAATAACCAGTTTGCGGACTGATCCCGCTAAGAACCCCGTTTTCATCAATGAACCCAACAAGGTCATTACCTTGACGAATTTCATAACCATCATCTTTGTGAATTGCTCTTAACTGCATTTTTCTTGCCTTTCGCTTTTCTTATCAGATAGTGAAAAGAACCATCTGGTTGTTTCTTTTGAAACAATTGTGCTTCATCGCGTTCGTAATATCCGTTCGCATGTTCCATCATGAACCGCAACGGGCGGCGTTGTTCTTTCGCCATTCCGTAACAAGCAATTTCACCAGGTTCAGCCGATGTAAACCATTGATCAATTTCTTCTTTTTGGGTGAAAATTTGCATGTATTGCAATCCTGTTTTGATTTGAAAATCTGCAACTTCACTTGGTTTTGCGTCAAACCAATGTGGCATTTTTTCTTGTGTTTCTTTTGAAAATCGCCAACCCGTCCGAATTGAACAACGTGTTTTTTCAATCATGCGCCCTGCAAAATTCAAGCGCCATGCGAATTCAAACAGGTTCCATCTATATTGTTGAAACATGATCAAATCATTCCATATTCAATTGCGAGATTTTCACGCAATGTTACTTTTGATGTATCGTGATCAAAAGTACACGAAAGATTTGAAATCCAAACAGGTTCATCAGACCATTCATGTTCAAAAAGAAACTCGGTTTCTGTTTCACGCTTTAATTCAACATCAAGTTCAACCATATCGTTGCGGCGGGTCATTATCTTTCATCCCCTGAACCGCGTAAAACACCGCGTTCTTGACGATCTTTCAATTTTTGGACGTTGATCAATGCAGCATCGGCAAGCGTAATTCCAAGTTCATTGCAAGCGGCTGAAAGATACCAAAGAACATCACCAATTTCTTTTTTAAGTAATGCGTGGCGTTCATCGGTTAACTTCCCGTCTAGTTCGCACGATCCACCATGATCCCACACATGAATCAAACCATCATCACGCATGGCTTTGCCAACGTGTTCAGCGAATTCACCGGCTTCACCGTTCATTTTTAATGCGACGTATGCAAGCCCTATCGGTGTTCCCTGCCCTGGATAAACAGCGGTTCCCGTGGCAAGTGTCTGATACATGTTCAGGGCGTTGCGATCTGGAAATTCAGCGCATTCTTCAGCGAATTGCGCAAGCAAATCAGGTTTAATGTTGTTCATTTTTTCCACCTTGGATGAGTTTAAATTTTGGGGGTTTTGGCATGGATTGTTCTTGATGTTGATCAAGCGTCTTACATTGCCAATCGTAAACATCGTTTTTGTATTGATTATATTCATCAATCATTGAAACCGCAGCTTCACGTAAATCGTTGAAAACAGACCGGCGAACAATTCCAAAACGATACAACAAGTGATCAATCATTGCATTAAACCAGCTTGTCTTTTAATTGCTTCAGCGGTAACACCCATTTCAGCAAATACTTCAAGTTCAAAAGTTTCATCATCGCGGCGGAAACGTAGCGTTAAAGCCCGTCCTGATTTCGACACATCATAAAGCCCGCAAGATTTCTTAAAAGCGGCTTGCATTGCCTCATTGTGTTTTTGCTGATTTTCAATTACTTGATTTAATTTCACAAGTTCAGCTTCAAGGTGTTTGATGCGGGCTGTTTTAGAAGAAAGCATATGAAATACCCCAAATTATCAAAACCCATAAAATCAAAGAAATTGGCAAAACCCAAACCAATGCTTTGAAAAAACCTAAATCATCAACATGACGCGGTGTTCCATCTTCATCAGGTTCAATAGCCATTCTGTGAATTCTCCAATTGATAATAAATGTGATTGTTCATCGCTTTAGTGATCACATGACCGGCAAAAAGCGAAAGCAATAAAACTGCAAATGTTATTGTAAACTTAGCGGTCATCGTTCATTTCCTTGTTTGTTGAATGTAGGTCTAAGTTATTCACAAACAGGCGTCAACAAGTTTTTTGCCAAAACGTGCCATTTTTCGGTTGCTTGATCTGAGCACAAGATTTAGACAGATGGAACGCGCAAGCCGCTGATGATGACGCAAGGTATTGAAAACATGAAAAAAACCCTAAAATGCAAAGAAGTGGCACAACATATAGGGGTTCCCTTGCGTACATTCTACCGCATGTTGGGTGATAAAAGATTTCCCGTTGATCCAATTCCGAACACTAAACCGCGACTATGGCAAACCGCCGATGTTGACGCCTGGTTGGCGGGCGAATGATAGTGCAAGATTTCAATCAGGCTTCAGCTTTTACAAATGCACTTGGCGGCGGTGTTTTTGATTTTAGAGCGATACACGATCAACGCAAAGATATTCCTGCAATACCTTTCAGGGGGACTTTAAATGAATGTTGGGGTTCAATCGTCAATTATAACAATCAAGGATATGGTTGTTTTGCGGTGGTCAATCACTTGGACGGTAACGGGCGTGAATTAAACAACGTCCAATCGGTTCGCGCTCATTTCATAGATTTAGACAATCTCAACGCAATGATCAACATGCAGCGCGCAAGCCAATGGCAACCCGCGCCCGCGTTCGCTGTTCAATCATCGCCAAATAAAGCGCACGTATATTGGCCGGTTCAACCGTACTGCGACAATGACCGTTTCACACTTGTTCAACGCAAACTTGTTCAATTCTTTGATGGTGATCCGCGCATTATTGATGCAACCCGTGTCATGCGCTTGCCTGGTACGCTTCATCAAAAAGCTGAACCGGTTCTTGTTACATGTTTCAGCCTTGCCGGTTACGGTCAAGTCAACCCTGTTGAAACAATTGAGGCGGCTTTGTCACACATTAATGTGATGGAACACGTTTCAACACGCAAAGAACTTGGTGATCCTGAACTTGCTGCACCATCGGTTGAATGGTTGCAATTCGCGCTTAATAATTCTGATCCAAATGAATTTGATCGTGGTGAATGGATTAGTTTTAGCGCCGCATTTAAACAATCGGGTTGGAATTTAATTGATCCTGATACGCTTTTTGACATGTGGTCAAAATGGTGCGCAAGATATGAATACAATGATGAAGGTGAAAACCTGAAGCAATGGAACAGTGTTAGAGATACGCAAGTTGGTTGGAAATCAATCACCTATAAAATCCCTGCATTGTTGGCACATTTACGCCTTGCGGAAAAGAAACAACCCGCGCCGCTGAACGGGCCGGTGGATGCACCGCCCATGCCTAACAACCCCGATGCGCCACCAGTTGCGCCGGATATGCCCGCGCCGCCTGAACTTGATTGCAAAGGTGAACTGTTGACCGATACCGAACAACAGGTTTGGTTCAAAGGGTGTGTGTTTATTGAGAATTTCGGAACGATCCTTACCCCGTCCGGTAGGTTGATGAACGCTACAAAATTCAACGGTGCGTTTGGTGGTAAAAAATTCATTATTGATGAACATGCAAAAGTTGTAAACGAACCGTGGCAAGCCGCTTTGCGTTCAACGCTTTGGACAATTCCGAAAGCTGACCATATTCGTTTCTTACCGCATTTGGGTCACTTGAGTATTCACGTTGATGAACTTGATAGGCGCGGTGTCAATACATATAAACCTGCATTGATCAAATCACGCGCCGGTGATGTAACACCGTTCTTGAACCATCTTGCGTTGATCCTACCAAATGAAGATGACAGGCGCATATTGCTTGATTTCTTTGCGCACAATGCAAAATATCCAGGTTTCAAAATCCCTTGGTCTCCCTTGCTACAATCGGCTGAAGGTGTTGGCAAAGGTGTTTTCAAAGCGGTGATGAAGCATGTTATGGGTTCACCATATGTTTACTATCCCAAAGCTAAAGAAATGGTTGAAAGCGGTTCTAAATTTAACGCATGGATGCGGGCAAAACTGTTCATTCTTGTTGATGAAATTAAAACTGATGAACGCCGCGATATGATTGAAATCTTGAAAGATTTTATTTCTGAAAAAGAAATTGAAATTCAAGGTAAAGGTACTGATCAAGACAAAGAAGATAATTACAGTAACTGGATGTTTTTCAGCAATTGGAAAGATGCAATTCCGGTCAACAAGAATGCGCGGCGGTTCAGCATCAATTATAGCGTTTTGCAAACGGCTGAACAAATTTTAGATGCGGGCATGGATGATGCATATTTCAACCGGTTGTTCACATGGCTTGAAGGTGGTGGTTTAGAGATCATCGCGCACTATCTGCTAACCTATCCGATTGAACGCGGTGCAATCCCCATGAGAGCGCCCAACACGTCTAGCACGGTTGAAGCCTTGCGCCAATCACGCGGACCGCTAGAACAGCTTGTGATTGATGCGGTTGCGGATGAAATGCCAGGGTTCAAAGGCGGTTATGTGAGTTCGCAAGCTTTGGTAAATCGTATCAAAGCATCAGGTGCGCGGGCTGTTTCACCTAAGACGGTTTCAAGCGTTCTTGAACAGTTGGGTTATTTCTATATTGGTCGCGCAACACGTCCGTATTTTGTTGAAGATGCGGAAAACAAAACAGCCGTTTATCATACCAACCCTGAAGCGGTTGTTGATTATTTCGGGCAATGGCAAGGATATGAATAATGACCAAAGAACATAAACCAGTTGGAATTGCGCTAGTTATGCCGTTTCAAACACAAGTTGCTGTTTTTGACAGTTTCAAATCATGGCGTAAATATTATAAAAAAATAGGTTCGCCAATTAATCCTAAATGGGCAGATGGTGCCGCCGCGCTTGCGTCAACACATCGTGGAAGTAATGGAAAATATTGGTATTCAATCATTGTTCCTGAAGATGGAAATCTTGGAACAATCGTGCATGAGTGTTCACACATGGTTGATTACATTTGCGATGATAGTGGTGTTCCAATCAATATGGAAAACACCGAAATCAGGGCTTACATGTTAGGGGTCTTGTTTTTGGACGTTTGCGAGATTTTGCGCCGCCCTGTTGATGCATCTTAGTTTGTTGATTTGCCGATTTTAAAAGCGTTGATGAAGTTGCTAAATTCTTCTAATGCTTTTAAAATTTCATCGCTTTCTTCACAATCAAATTCAATCAAACCATCTTCATCAACTGAACAGTTCAATGAATTCGCAATTTCGGAAATCTGATCTGAAACCGATTGTTCAACATCACATTCATGAGTTTTGCGCACACTTTGAATTGTTGCCCAAATTCTACCGGCGTCCGAATGTTGGTCAATTTCAACATCTGTTAAAGGTTCTGATGTTGAATAAATTAGCGGTGCATTTCCTATGGTCATTTTGCATGTTTCCAAAAACCAACACGGCTTTCTTGAAACATCATTTCAGTTGTTGCGAAACTTTCCGCAAATCGTTCGGCAATTCCTGGTTCAGCTTCAAACGTATGCACACCGATAATACCGGCTTGAATTAGCGCACCACCGCAATTGCAACATGGCGGGTGTGTTACATATGCGGTGCAACCTTGAACACTAGTAGTTGCGTTGAAAATGGCGTTCGCTTCAGCGTGTTGAACCATCCTGTATTTCAACGGGCGGTTTTCATAGCGTTCAACCGTATCTTCAACACCGCGAGGAAAACCGTTGAAGCCCATCCCAACAACAACGCGGTTCGGATTGACGATCACGCAACCAACTTTTGTTGAAGGGTCTTTTGACCATTGCGCAACGTGAATTGCGAGCTCAAGAAATCGTCGATGGTTCATAGTTTTTCCAATACTAAAAAATAACTGTGATGGATGCGAGCGTGTTTCGCTCTACCTTTTCTATTCGGTCTTGGCATTCTGTTTTTAGCCGGTAAAATAAACAAATCTTTCAATCTAAAACCAAATTGATTTGCCCAATTCACAACATTTAAATGTGTGCAATGCATTTTATGATTGTGAATAATATCCTGACATTTGAAAACAACAATTCCTTTTTTTTTCAAAATTCTTGAGAATTCTTTCAAAGAACCAATGTAGTGACTTTCAAGTTCATCATAACGCCAATATCCTGCAAATCTTTTTGCCATGATCATATTACCGTTTCCGTTGCGATTTTTACGAACATATGTTAGAAACGGCGGATCAAAAACAACAGATTTTACACTTTCATTTTTCAAAGGTAAGTCTGTTGAAGATGCAAACTTACAATCTTTCAACGTCCAATCCATGTCGAACCTATGGACGGGTTTCTTCTTATCTTTATAGAATGAACCATTTCCAAAAGTTGCATCAACTTCAAAACCTTCAAGACAATGAAGTTCTAAAATCCAATCCAATATTTCATGCTGATCATAACTTACAGATTTTGGGTTGAATTCATCCATTGTCAACATTAAAACCCGCAAAGAAAGCTTGTTCAGGTTTCATTCGCTATTCCCCTTTGATCCGTTCAAAACACAAGCCCCTAATCATTGAATATCCTGGACGTTGGTTCAAGTGGTTTGACATTGCACCAGGGCTGATCCCGTAAAATTTAGATGCAGCGGCGGCGTTGCGGTATTCAAGACCGTCATCAATACACCTGATACGCCCTGATGATACGTCACGTTCACCATGAACGTTGCAATACGGCTTTGTTTCACGCGCTACAAGGGCGGCATGATTGGCGGCTTCATACGGGCTGTCAAACGTTGCCAACACCTTGATAATGACCCGTTCAACCGGTGCAACATATTGCCGCCATGCGCGGTTTTTACGTGCATCAGGGCATTCAAGCAATTGCCGGAATTGACATGATCCAACATACATTGCGCGGCGATCATCAGGACCATATTCGACAATGTGCAAATATGAACAATGTGCAAGGGCAGGATTGTTTAGATCAACGTTGAATTCAGCGTCTTTAACAACTTGTTTCGTGTTGGTGGTGTTAAGCGGTATCATTTTACAACCTCAAATTCAGGTATTGTGTTCCAATTCATCGGTCAAGTTTCCAATCGTTTGCAAAAATCTGATGAATGTCAAATTTATGCTTTTCAAGTTCATCAGATTGATGGTTAATAGACCAAAAACAACCACCTTCAATCGAATAAACAATATGTGGTTCACTTGTGCGATAAAAATCAAATTCATTAGTAACCTTGAGATTTCGCAACGCTTTTAAAAGTTCATCAAATGTCATCACTGTTATATCCCATTATAAACCAATTGTGACCGTCCCATTCAAGCATGGTTCCGCATGGTAGCGTTACCCAACCTTGTTTATCTTCCATGCTGCGGGCGAAATCAAAAACGCGGTAAATCGCCTGTTGCAATGTGAAACATGTTTCTTCTTTTCCGTTCGCAACCGCTTTGCACATTTTACCGGTGAAGTTGTGTTTCATAGTTGATAACTTACACGCATAATAGCGGTTCCTTCATAAACAGTTTGTTCAATCACGGCTTTGCGAACGGCTTCATCAAGTTGATGCAATTGTGTTTCACCAGGTATCAAGATCACTTGCGGGATAATGCCGCCCGAACGATCATTTACAGTGACGGTTAATTTCACTTGTTTCTTGCGTGGATTATCAATCATCGTCTTATATCCTGTTGTGTGTTGAATGTATTATTGACCGCATGGTTAGGTTTGTCAAATGGTTTAAGCGGGTTTTGCGTCATCCGCTGCAACGATCCGTTCAAAGGTGCGATCATGTACGGTTGCAAAGCCGTAGCGCCCTGCAAGGTGGTTGCTGATGGACGTGGTTGGAACACCATAGGCTTGCGCACAGGTGGCAATTGAGGGGTATTCTATACCATCGGTGACACAACGCACTGGCTTGCCCCGCTTTGACGCTTGCGGGCGATCTGTGGCGGTTTCTGCACCATATGTATCAAGGGCAGCGCATACCGATTGGGCGGCAACCATCCATTCAACATAATCTTGACCGCGCAACCAGGCGATAGGATCAACCGTGTCAAAAATATGTTGCGCTTTCTGAAGCGCGATCAAAACAGGGTCATCACCGGCAACAGTGTTCACGCGGTTTTTCACGCTAATCGCGGCGGCGATACCTTTGACGATCATTTTAATCTGTTGCAAATCGTCGCTGCTATCGGTTGGCGTTGATATGCTTTCACCCGCGCCGTCACCGCTATTTTCCAGGCTTGGAATTGGCGGGCGTGATGCGTCCGGTATCTTTGCATATTCATCAGGTGTGAATAGAGCATAGCAAAGATCATCGTCATCAGGTGACAATCTTTCACCCCTGGTTATTTTCATCATCAGTTCATCTTTTTCAGATTTAGTCATCTTTATCACCGTTTTCTATATTGCATGTAATTGAATGTAGTGGCGCGTTCATCGTCAATCAAGGGTTATTTTTGCTAAATTTTTAACATTTTTAAAATCGCTTAAATTTCTAAATTATTTTAATAAATTTCTAAATTATTTTAATATTACATCTTTAATCTTTAATTAGATTGGTGGAGTGATGTAAACACCCTAAATTCCCTAATAGCGACAGACTTTTATTTTTATGTTATATATCGAAGTATTATTTGAGGAAACAGAAGGTAATACAATAACGACATAACATATCATAGTGAAAACCTGAGAGAATAGGGAAATTACGTTTGCTTACATCATGACTAACTCTATGCAGTTAGTGTGTAAGATGTAATCTTAAATTTAAGTAAATTGAGCAAAAATAAACCCGTCCAAATTAATGAACGGGCGCAACTGCTATTTTAAAATAAATTGTCTGATCCTGGATTTCTTTGATCAATGGCGATTAATGCACCGCCTTTACCAGATGTTTGCCGAATGCACTTACCGTTAAAAAATGCATCCCATGAACCGGCGTAGTTTTTACGGATTTCACCACCGTTATATTTTTCAGCCCGCCCATAATTCCCCGTTACGGTTTTAGGTGGGTCAAATACCCGTTCTTTAAATTCAGGCGGGTATCTGAAATCTGTTTCAAAGGTTAAATATTCAGCCATTAAATCAAACCGAACAAAACCAAATCTTGTGTGATTTTCTTTGCGATTGTATCGCGCAAAATCTGATCAACTGGATTGATTGAACCCTGAAGTTCATGGTTCGCTTGAATTTCTTCAAGAACCGTCAAATAAGCCGTTACAACGGTGTGATCAAGGTTTGCGTTTGTGTGGTTTGCGATCAAAGCCCGCGCACCAAGCATTGCTGCTTCACCATGTTCGTTGTTGTCTGTTGCTGTTTCGATTTTATTTACAAGGTTTGTCATTGTTTCGTTCCATCTGTTTTGTTTCGTTGTCTTAGTTATAGCGATGGTTGTTGCGATGGTCAACAACTAATTTAAAATAAATGACCGCGTAAAAATTTAAGCGATCTTTGGCGGTAAATTTTACGGTTCCAAATAAGATGACGGTGATCACCTGGATTTTTTTTAGGAACAATTATCGCCAACGTCCGGTTGTGAAAATATTTACCAAACATTTCACCGCGATCTGATTTGATTTGTTTGATAACTTCAGCGCGTTGCAGAATTTTCAAACCTGCAACGCGCTTTACAGCAATTAACATCACGCAACCTTGTTCATATAATTGATTGCAGCTTTTTCAGATTTGTAAGTTTTCCAGCAATCACCGTTGTTGTCGGTTACGAAATAAGTTGCTGATCCGTTGAATTCAACTTTGAAATCTTTGTTTGTTGCGATGATTGTCATTGTTTCGTTCCATCTGTTTTGTTTCGTTGTCTTAGTTATAGCGATGGTTGTTGCGATGGTCAACAACTAATTTAAAATAATTTACCAGGATCAACACGCGGTAAATCTTTGGCGTCATTTCCGTTCAACGATCCGTTATCCCATTCAGGCAACGCCTGGACGCTGCAACAGGTGATGGGGTAGAAATGCCCGTGCGTGATCGTTAGGCGGGCCGGTGTGGCGTCACACACCTGATCGTGGTGGGTGAAACAGTAACGCAACCGCGCCAACCGTGCGATCTGTTTTGAATATGGCCCTTCAACAACATGATCTTTAACACCGCGCCTGATGATCACATAATGATTGTCGGTCACGATCTAAACTTTCTCAATTGTTCATAGTAAGAAATTGCAATTTTCGGATCATGAAGTGGTGTTAAAGAATTTTTTCCATATGTACTGTTCATGATCATTTTCAAATATTGAACTTGATAAGAGTAAAGTTTTCCTTCAATTATTGCAGGTTTTACAGGTTTTACAGGCATTAACAGACCTGGTGTTTTTACAACCAGAGGAGCAGCTAACAAACCTGTTAAAAATTCTCTACGTTTCATTTTTTACTTACCTCATTCATTTTCATCGGCAACGTTGTTTGGATACTTGGGAAATCAACCATATAGGGGAACGGTAGTTTAAGGTTGATTGATTTCAGTGTTCCTTGATCACCTTTCTTTAAAGGTTGCATATCTATCGTACATTTCACCACGTCACCAACTTCAATCATGACGGATCACCAAAATTCATGATTTTGTCACACATCATAAAATGACCTTTCTTTGTTAAATCTACATCTAGAACATATTTAAAATACATTATATTTTCGTAATCTGAAATCAATTTTTGAAACATTTCATCTTATTCAATCCATTCTTGTTCATTGTCTTGAACCGCAAAATCCGTACCAGGATCAACGCGGTAATTCATCCATGTAACTTGACCGGTTGCAACGGTTGTGCCAAATGCAGGGTCTTGGCAACGTATTACACCACCAATTGCAAACAACACGTTAACAGCATCGGAAATCATTTCACGGCGCGTTAGTTGGTCACTTGATTGATCATGCACAACTGTTCCTGTTGTGGTTTGCGCTTGTACTGTAATCATTTCTTTACCCTTTCAGCTTTTACGATTGCGATTTGATTGCGGCGTTCTTGTAAAAACCCAACCGTTGCATGTTCTAAATGCGGCGCAACCCAACTTTTACCTGTTGCGTTACCAGTTTGCCTAAATTGTTGCGGTGAACAATCTGTTACAACATTTCCATTTTTATGTTTTTTAATCACTTTGCAAACAGTGCTGAAAGCAAGCGGATTGTTTGAATATGAATGTGGAATGTGAAGGACTTTATCACCAACTTTGAATTCTTTAGACATCACTCGGCTTCCTTAAAGAGTTTCAACAAATCTTGAACCTTTTCAGGTGTGCAAAATTTATCACCGTTTTTCATTGTCACAACTGTTCCGGTTGTAGAGTATTTCCCGTGGTTTACAGTTTGACTTGATGCAACATGTGATATTTCATCAATGTTTATGATTGCCGTTTCCTCACGCCAAAAATTATCACCCCTACCAGTGTGTGGGTAAAATTTAATTGAAATAATCATCAAACTTGCCAATTCTGCAAAAAGTTCATCAAGTGTTAATTCATCATCTGAAGCGTAAGTTTTAACACCTTTGCTTTCAAGAAATTTTTCTTCATTTGCAATTTCACGTTCAATACCTTGAATATAAGTATTCATTGCAGGGTTGTGACCGTGACGTTCTTTTTCGTTTGAAAGACGTGTTGTCAAAGCGATAAGGTGATCTGTGTTGTAGGTCATTGTCATATCCATTTAGTTGCTGTCTTAGTTATAGCAATGGTCGTTGCGATGGTCAAGAACTATTTTAGAATATTGCCTAATTAATTTAATCACACTATATGTAGTGATCATGAACCAGATTGTAGAATTCTCAAGCGCATATCGCCAATTACGCCCGTCCGAACGCACGTTTGTTGATGGTTATGTAAGCGATCTTGAGACTAAAGCGGTTCGCACCGGTGAAAAACTTCACATGTTGTTAGCGCGCCCGATTGAAGTTGATGATCGTTCAGGTGAATATTTAGGGCTTTCCCTGGTTCGTGCTGCAATTGCTGAACGGGTGCGTGAACTTCAAGAGGAAATGGAACTGAGCGTTTATAAGACGCTTAAAGAATTGCGATCTTTGGCATATTCCAACATCGGAAATTACATGGAAATTGGTGAAGATGGTCAACCGTATTTTGATCTTGCCCGTTGTACGCCTGAACAGCTTGCAGCGGTTAAATCAATTGAGATTGAAGAACGCCCTAATATGTCGCGTAAGTTTAAATTCGTCTTGCATGATAAGGTCGCCGCGCTTGATAAAACAATGAAATACCAGGGCTTGCTTGATGATGATCATTGGCGTTCTGAAAATGCAAAAACGGTCAAGGCCGAAACCCTAACCGCTGATGCAACTGATGATGAAGCGGCGGATTTGTACGCCCGTATGATCAATGGTTGATCTTATACTGCTTTGCAAGAAACTCTTTGGTTTCATAGCCAAAAATGCCATCATTCATCGGATGATTTGGGTTGCCGGTGTCGAGCATGTGAACGGGTGTGTTGTTCAATTCTCTAACGGCGTCATCGTGACCAAGTTTCGCAGCTTTCAAAGCTTCTTTGCTTTCAAAAACCGATTGTGCAACCGTTCGTTTAACCATTGTTTTATTCCATCTGTTTTGTTTCGTTGTCTTAGTTATAGCGATGGTGTGTGTCATGGTCAATAGTTATTTTACAGATAATGCATCGTTGATTGGTTGGCGTGATCATGCTGATAACGTTGTTGAACTTGTTCAGCCCTGGAAACCTGAACCGCTTGATCATGAACAATGGCCACCTGATTATAAAGCTGTTTACGCATGGCGCATGAAACAGTTGCAAATTTTGCGTTCTGATCCTGCAATTCTTAAATCTGCAAAGGCTTATTATTCATCACGTCCTAAAGAATTCATCATGCATTGGATGGATACTTATAACCCGCGCAAGAAATCGGGAAAATGGATGCCGTTTGTGTTCTTTGCGCGGCAAGCTGAATTCATTGATTTTTTAGATGATTTGCGCAATGCTGGTGAAAGCGGGCTTGTTGAAAAGTGTCGTGATGCCGGTGCAACGTGGCTTTCATGTGGTTATTCTATTCATTCATTTATCTTTATTGATGATGACGCTATTGGTTGGGGTTCTCGCAAACAAGACTTGGTTGATAAACTTGGCGATCCTGATAGTATTTTTGAAAAGATGCGTCTTATTCTGAAGCGTTTACCGGACGTTTTTCAGCCAAATTATGATGCAAATTTCATGCGTATCGTGAACCATGACAACGGTTCAATCATCGGTGGTGAAGCTGGTGACAACATCGGGCGCGGTGGTCGTAAATCAATGTATTTCAAAGATGAAAGCGCCCATTATGAACGCGCTGAAAAGATTGAAAGCGCGTTAGGTGACAACACCAATTGCCAAGTTGATATTTCAAGCGTTAACGGTTTGGGCAATGTGTTCCATAGGCGGCGTGAAGCTGGTGTTGATTGGCAACCAGGGAAACCGATTGCTGAAGGTTACACGCAAGTTTTCGTTATTGATTGGCGTGATCATCCTGAAAAAACGCAAAAATGGTACGATGACCGTAAAGCGAAATATGAACGTGAAGGTATGCTTCATATTTTTGCGCAAGAGGTTGACCGTAATTATAGCGCCGCTGTTCAAAACACAATCATTCCTTATGAATGGATTGTTAACTGCATTGATGCACATAAAAAAATCAGATGGAAAGATGAACACGGTGTTATTCAGACCGGTCTGACAGATGAACAGATTGGTAATAACTATCTCGCCGGTCTTGATGTTGCTGATGAAGGTATTGACCGCAACGCCCGTTCGTTGCGGCAAGGCATTGTTTGGCGTGATGTTGAAGAATGGGGTGAACGTGATGTTGGCGATACAACACGCAAGATGATTGCAGGTTGTCGCGATTATAAAGGTATTCGGGTTCAGTATGATGTTATTGGCATTGGTTCAGGTGTTAAATCTGAATTCAATCGCTTATTGTCTGAAAACATTATTACACGCGGTATCATCAATCTTGTTCCTTGGAATGCCGGTTCTGGTGTTGTTAATCCATTTGATCACGTTATTCCTGATGATGATGAAAGCCCGATGAACAAAGATTTATTCGGAAACATGAAAGCGCAAGCTTGGTGGTCAATTCGTGCAAGATTTTACAAGACGTTTAAGAACATCACAAAAGGCGTTCTTTACCCTGTTGATGAACTCATTAGTCTTGACAGTACCATGAAATTATTGCACCAACTGATGAAAGAACTTGCGCAACCAACACGCGGCGAAAATGGATCATTGCGAACCATCGTGAATAAGAAACCGCAAGGAATGAAAAGCCCGAACTTAGCTGATGCGGGAATTATGATGTACTTTCCTATTGAGGATAATCACGGCCATGCAGTTAGTGGAAATTATGGCGGCTCAGGTTAATAAAATCGCACGTCCTATTGCGTTTGAAAATGTCGGTGATCGTGAAACGGTTGACGGTGTTGACAAGCGTTCAAAAGATAGCGCCGCAATGGTTCCTTATTGGGATAAAACAGACGCTATCATGGGTGGTGTTCAAACCATGCGTGATAGCAAAGATCAATATTTACCAAAGTTTCCAAAAGAAACAAAAGATGATTTTGATTTTCGTCTTGAAGCGACAAAATTCACAAACATCTTTCGTGACATTGTTGAAGGTCTATCTGCAAAACCGTTTGAAGAACCTGTTTCACTTGTTGGTGATGGTGTAAATCAAGCGTTTACCGATTTCATTGATGATGTTGACGGTGATGGAAACAATCTAAGCGTATTTGCAAGTGCTACATTCTTCAGCGGCATTGCACATGCGATTGATTGGATTTTGATTGATTACCCAACGGTTGACAGTGAAAAGGTGAAAACCAAGGCTGATCAAAAAGCCGCTGGTGTTCGCCCGTTCTGGTCACATGTTCTTGGACG